GGGTAGTATAGAAGTAAATCTGACCCCCTCTTTCCCCCCATATTCATCTGTCGTGTGGATTTTGTAGCCCTATTATAACCCGCGCATGCCAACATGTCAAATTATTTTCCAATTGTCATCTCATTCATGCAATTAATGAACAACATTCATCAATGCGCTGTCAGTTTGACAATAAGGAAGGCGGCTGTTATATTGTAAGTGTCAGTTAAACAAGTTAAAGGAGCCTACCATGTTCTACGTAATCAAATATTACCAGCGCAACAAAGATACCAAAGTTTACGAGTTGAAGCATATGCACTGTGACACGATCAAAGCAGCATGCGAGTATCTTCAATTCATGGATTCTCATCCGTCTTACGTTTTCGTCTCCATGAAGAAAGTAGGGTGACTATGAACCCTGAAACCCTTTTCGCTATCATAGCATACGCAATTGGAATGGTTTACGTAATCAAAAGGTATAAATAAAAATTTAGATTTGTGAAGATTCTATGAAAAGACCGGATTCCGGTCTTTTCTCTTTCAACCCGCGTATAATGGATATCGTCAAAGCAAGCCGACCGATCAAAGGAGATTACATTATGGCTGCTATCACCCGCACTTTCAAGAGTTTCGAGCTGACCGCGTACGAACTGGATGATTCAATCCCGCCCAGCGTGCGCGCTGTCGCCCAGTACGTCGTGCTGGACACCAACATGAACGCCCGCAAAGCCCGTATCGCCTTCCGCGATGCCGGCGCGGCGCTTCCCAAGGACTGCACGATCAAGTGGGTCGAAGGCGAGGAGAAGACCTATTCCATGCCCGTGGAAACGTTCCTTGAGAACGCTACCGTCATCGACGCTTAAACCATCTGACTAGAAGGAGAAAACCATGCCTGAGAACAAAGACATCGCCATCGCCGAGGAAATGCCCGTCAACGACCTCGCACCCGCCCGCACGTACGCCATCGCCGAGCTTGCCAAGCCCGAGGACAACACGTTCTGCTCGGTGAACCCGGAACTTGGAGCGGATGCCAAGAAGCTGATCTACAACGCGTCCAACAACCCGACGCACAAGATCGACGACTTCATCAACAAGCAGATCGCGCTGAAAGACCTGTTCGTGGAGATCATCGAAATCGCAGACGAGGACGGCACCGTGGAGCAAGCCCCGCGCATCGTCCTCATCGACGACAAGGGCGAGAGCTACCAGTGCGTGTCGAACGGCGTGTGGGGCTCGCTCAAGAAGATGTTCGCCGTCTACGGAGCGCCAACCTACGAGGAGCCTATCAACGTGGTCGTCAAGCAGGTGAAGGTCAAGCGCGGCACGATGCTCACCCTCGAAGTCGCTTAAAGTTCGCAATCACAGGCCGCACCCAGCGTGCGGCCTTTTTTCAGGAGGAAGCCATGTTGTCGCTTGCAGACAAGGATTTGATGGAGCAGTTCGTAGCGGACTCGTCGAACAGGGTGTTGAAGAAAGAGCTATGGGCGCATGCCGTCGTCCCGCAAGGCGTGGCCGTTTTCAAGCGCCATCATAACGGGCGCATCGAATATATGTTCACCAAGGACGACAAGTTCGATATGAAGCGGGACGACATAAACGACCTGCGCGAGCTTGTGCGCCGCTACGTCATAGACGATTATATCGGACTCGTCTTCGTCATGCATTCGCAAGCGCTGAAAACGGTTTCCAAGCATATCAAATATCGTTATTGAAAGGAGGTGCGCCATGCCTTCGAAAAACGGCGTTTTCTACGAGTTGAAGGAATCGCCTTACTCTTTCATGTACGGAGACTGTACGTTCTTCTTCTCGTCTAGGAAGCATCTTTCCAGTTTCATGGACAAGATCTGCGTCAGAACGCAATGGCTGGACGACAGCATGGAAAAGCGTTTCCACTTCTACGTCAACATGCAGCTGGTCGCCGCGTTCCAACTGTACTTCACGGTGGAGACCAGGGGGTGCTACGTCAGATTGGAAAACGGTGAGGAGCTGACATGCAGAGAGAACCTAAGATTAAATGGACTGAAAGCCAGCGTTCGCGCCTCAACTCCGCAGTCCGAAAGTACAACAACGCCATTCGACGGGCTATGCGGGCGAATCCCGCCAACGCCCAGTTCATGCCCGAGCCGGTAAGCTACAAGGAAGTCAAAGCCGAGATCAAGAGCGCGCGCGTGCTTAACAACACGGTCGCGCGCTTGCTGCGCGCTACGCGCAAAGGAGCCTTGGACTTGACGAACGTCGGAGAGGGAGGCATTGCCACGCGCTACGAAGTGCGGGAGTTCCAGATCGCGAAAGCCGTCATCGAGCGGCGCAAGTCGCTGTGGCGCAAGAAGCTGGGGATCGACTACGGCCAGACCCTGGGACGCATGGGAACGTTGCAGCAGAACAACCTCCTTCCCGACAAGCGCACCGCGCGAGACTTCTCTCCCACCGCCCTCAAGCGCTTCATCAAGCGTTACGAGGAGCTGAGCGCTACGAGTTCCTACGAAAGGCTGAACAGGTACTACAAGAACTATATCAAAGGCCTCGACACGGTGTTCGGCGGCTACTCCGAGTTCGATGCGGCTATATCGCAGATCGCGAGGAAGATCGAATCCATGATGAAGTCCGACGCGGGCAAGCTCATGGAGTTCTTCGAGTCAGGAGACGAGCTTTTGAACATCGAGTACGTTTACGCTCCTGAAGACCGCGCCGACAAGATGGGCTATATCCTCGACAGATGGGCTGAGCTATGATATGCAGTATTTCACGGCCGATTTCGAAACGACGGCAGACGACCTGACCCGGACGCGAGTTTGGGCGTGGGCTGCTTGCACCTTGAAAACCTACGATATAACGACCGGAACTTCCATCGAAGGGTTCGTGGAATGGTGCGAGCGCGCCCCTGACGCTCGCGTCTACTTCCACAACCTGAAATTCGACGGGAAGTTCATAATATCGCATCTGCTCGACGCGGGATGGGAATGGATTCCCAGCCACGGAGAGCAAGCGCCCTACCGGTTCACGACGCTGATCAGCGACATGAACCAGTTCTACACGATCAAGCTCTATTTCGGGCGCGGGCACTATATCGAGTTCTGCGATTCGTTGAAGATCATCAGCTTGCCGGTCGCGAAGATTCCGAAGGCGTTCGGCTTCGAGGAAGAGGACGCGAAGCTCGAGATAGACTACACGGGGCATCGCGATCCCGATCACGTTCTCACGCAGCAGGAGATAGACTACATATCGGCAGATGTCAGGATCGTCGCGCGAGCCTTGGGCGAGCTGATCGACCAGGGCGCGACCAGGATCACGGCGGGATCGAACGCCATCGCCGAGTACAAGAAGACGATAGGCGGCGAGAAGGGGTTCAGGCGCACCTTTCCGGTGTGCGACTACGACGCGGAGATCCGGCCATGCTACAAGGGCGGCTTCACGTACGTGAATCCCGATTTCAAAGGGCGCGACATCGGGGAGGGGATCGTCCTGGACGTTAACAGCCTCTACCCTTCCGTCATGGCCGGAGTCGGAGGCGAGATCCTGCCGTACGGCGATCCGGTTCTTTTCGAAGGGGAATACGAGTCTGACCCGCGATATCCGCTCTACATACAGACCGTGACCGTCGACTTCAAGCTCAAGCCCGGCTTCATCCCTTGCTTGCAGCTCAAAGGAAACTTGAGCTTCATGCCCACTGAATACGTAGTCGATTCCAAAGGCGAGCAGACGCTGGTATTGACAAGCGTCGACTTGGCGCTTCTGCGCGACCACTACGACGTCTATTCCATCCGCTACGGAAAAGGCTGGAAGTTCAAGGCATCGAACAAGCTCTTCTACGATTTCATCATGGCGGCCAACGAGGAGAAGGTGCATGCGGCCGAGGAGGGCAACGCCGGCAAGCGCTACATGGCGAAGCTCAAGATGAACTCCTCGTACGGAAAGATGGCGACGCATCCGGTCAAACGGAGCCGCCGGCCGGTCATGTGCGAGGACGGCATAGTGCGCTACCCTCTGCTCGAACCGGAAGCCACCGACGGCATGTACCTGCCGGCCGGGGCTTTCATCACGGCATGGGCGAGGGACAAGACGATACGGAGCGCGCAGAAGGTGAAGGATCGTTTCCTCTACGCCGACACCGATTCGCTTCATCTGGCCGGAACCGAGATCCCGGAAGAGCTTGACGTGGACGATTACCGTCTGGGAGCGTGGAAGCTCGAAAGCACGTTTCAGCGCGCCAGGTTCCTGCGCCCGAAGACCTACATCGAGGACGAGGGAGGCAAGCTCACCGTGCATTGCGCGGGGTTGCCCGAATCGTGCCACCCTCACGTCACATGGGATAATTTCCATGTCGGCGCGAAATTTCCGGGAAAACTCTATTCCAAGACCGTAAAAGGCGGTATTATACTATACGAAGGTGATTTTGTCATCAGAAAGGAGACAGGCTTATGAGCAGGTACCAACCGAGCTTGCGCGAGCTGGCCATGGAGCCGGACGAGGACAAGCGACTCGAGAT